CATCTTGAATTTGACTCTGATTGAACTGTACTAAAAATCTACTTACAGCGGGAGAGCCATCTACAGCCACAGCGGTGGTTGCTTCTATAATTTCATCTATCCCGGTATTCATTGCCGGGTATTCGCTATACAGGGTAGCGTCTTTCTCTGGGAAGAGTTTGTAAACAGCCATTTGTTATAAATATGAATTATAGAGAAACTACTCTACCTTTAATATCTGTGTCTGGATATTTAACTTCGAAGATCATAGGATCAATAGAAGGATAGATAACATTCCCCTGTGTGGCGATAGTAGTATCGTATGCAAACTCAGAATATCCTTGACTAATCCCTGTTTTATTTGAGATTGTAACAGATTTTACTGTCTGCACTCCGGAGACTTTATCGAGAAGAATAAAAAGATCTTTTAGTATGATTGGCTGGTTAAATTGCCAATTCTCAGTCTTAAAGAAGCTTTTTAACTCCGACAGGCAACTTAGTAACACTTCGCTACTAATAAAGTTCGGTCTAACTACGATTTCAAAATCACATCCGATATTGATTACATATCCATCTTTGATAGTTACAGTGTCTCCTGCTATTCTATACTCTGAAAGATAAGTACTTAGGTTTTGCTTTACTGTATCGGAAACCTGGGTTAGGTATCCGTTTGCGTTGTAGCCTAGCACATACAGGTTTAATGTTGTTGGGATCTGACCGGGTAGGGTAGTTTCAGAAGCTTTAACTGGTTGAACAAAGGCTTTCGCTACGGATCCGTAATTTGAAGGCATTGATAACGCTCTAATCAGATAGTCGTTGGGAGTTACGTTTCTCAATTGTGATTGATAAGCAACTAGAGTATTTTGTCTAATCTCTTCTAGAGTGTCTCCATCACCTCCGCCGGAAGCAGCTCTAGGGTTATTCACAGCGAGAGTACTAAAGATGTAATTTGCGGTAGTTGTATTTAAGTTGTTGTTAATAAAATTAATGTTCGTTGTATTAACAAAACTAGTCAGTGTGCTTGCTTCTACGTTTGCAGCAATACCGCCGCCTACTAAGTACCTAACTGTCAAAGTTGTATTTGCAGGGGCAATACCGTAAGTATCTGTATATAAGAAGTTAGTGGGGTCGAATGCAGTTGTTAACTTAGATTGCTCGTAAGGTAATCCTAAACCTACGTTGTTCGGGTTTGGTGTTATAACTTCATCTACATCGTTGGTAGTGCCTGATCCGAATTGAATCTCTAAAGTGTTTTCTGATGTAAATCTAGTAGTAAATCTTCTTTGTATTTTTTCTAACTGCATTAAGTATGGAGCATCACTGTCACTGTAGTAGTTAGGATCATTAGTATTTGTATTCCTAATCGGAACATAAACCATCTCTTGCCCTAAATAAGGTACCTCGTACCATACATTGCCGTCTGAGTCAGTTATATCTAGAATTTGAATAATGTCTGTATTTTGAAGAGTAACTGTTGCAAATGCTTCAGGTGCTGCAAAATTATATGTAGTTGTTTGAATTTGCCCGGAAATACCCTTTCTTGATTTCTTAAGAAGGTAGTACTGTGGTGCTCCTGCAGAAATTTGATAAACTGTTGTTTCAGTAGGGTCGAAAGAGCTTGAAGAAGAAAAATCAATTGGATCTTGAACTAGGAAATAATTATCTCCTGTTGCTGATTTAAGTTGAGTGTTTTGAGCAAATAGTAGTGCGTAATCTAAATCTGGAATGTATACACTTCCGGATAGCTTAGAGGGTACTTGTTGGTAAAAATCAATATCAACAGTTGCAGCTTTGGTTACTTTAGGTCTATACCCTAACATGTAGGCTAGTGTATATAGACTTGTAGATTGCTTTGCATACTGTAGGTAGGTTTCTTGTATTTGGTTATCTAGGTAAAATGATAATACATCACCTACATACGCAGACATTTCCATAAACATCATCCCGGGAGATGATGGAGAGAAGTCGTTATAGGTGTTAGGGAAGTAGGTTTTGGAAAAATCAACAAGGAGGTTCCTCAACCCTGCAAAATCCCTATTAAAATATTTTATATCTTTATTTTCAGCCATTGCTTAGATTTATTTGTGCAGTATCGTTTATACCAGTATTTACTATACTATATGTAATTGTTATTAGAATTGTATTCCGGTCTGGTGTCGACTGTATTTGTACTACACCTTGAATGTTTGGAAAGTATTTTTCTATAACAGATAAAATATAATTTTCAATTTCTGATACTCCTTGGGTACTAATTTGTTGAAATACGAATTTCCGTAAACCTGCTCCGAAGCCAGGGTTAAAAACTCTCTCACCTTGACCTGTTAATAGGAAATTAATGAGGTTTGTCTTTATTGCTTCTTTAGTAGTATAGGTGGGCTTGAAGACGGCGTTACCGTTAAACGGCAGCGACACACCTACTGCTTTACTAGTAGCTAAATCAATAGGGTATATTCTTCTAGCGCCGTATGCCATTATTTCTTACTCATAAGACCCATAATTTGGTCTAAGTTAACCTCTCCGGGAGGTAATGAAGATCCTTCTCCAGTTGTGTTTGCACTTACAGGTGGTCTATATCCAGGTTGTTGACCGAAGCTTACAGCATCGTTTGAGGTCATTGAAATATTTCCATTTCTCGATTCCATCATTTCACCTAGTAGCTCTCTGTATTTACCTCTTGCATTAACAGTAGGTACGGTTGGTGTGCTTGTTAATGTTTGAACTGGTGGGGCATAACTTTCTTGAATAACTGTCTTAGGAGCACGTACTGCTTCTAACAGGATGTCTTTGATTTCTTCCTGGATAGCTTCCTTTACGGCTTCTTTAATAAGTTTTTTAAATAATTTGGTATCCATCTTTTATAAATATTTCTTAATCGGCTTTTAGATTGTCTCTATCAATAATCAGTTTCAACTCCTCAATTAGTACTTGGGGGTTTTGGGTGAATGAAGGTTCGGTCTGAAGTAAAACGATTCCTTGTTTATTTTTAGCTTGCCCTATCTTTTGGTTTAGAGTTGGGCTAAAGTATTTGTCTACGATCTCAAAGGTGAATCCTTTGTAGATAGTATCAGTATTACTATTCTCTGCTGTAACTACTACTGATGCTAGGTTCTTAATATCATCCCCAACTGGGTTTGGTCTTTTGCCACATTTTTCGAGAACCCTATCAATTACTAATAATAGTCCTAATAGTATGTTTATTACATTTGCAGCAGTCGATACGTAAGTAGTTCCGTTCTCTACAACTTGTTTTAACCTAACTAATTTAGGGTTACCTTCTTTATCGAAAGTCAATAATGTTCTTATATCGTCTAGGTCTGCAAGAAGGGAGGTTACAAATCCAGGGACAGTTGGAGCTGCTTTAACGCCTATTGCAGATGCGGTTTTTATAAGGTTGATAGCGGTTACTGCGTTGATACTTCCTTTTAATAGACTGTTAACTACTAGTAAGGATTGATTTATTATATTAACATACTTGGCTGTATTCTCTAGATCGGTAAGTAGAGCGTTACGGATAGTTGTTGCTTTTTCTAAAATAGGTTGGGAGGGGCATAGGTCGGGTAACTGAGGGTTTCCTGTTTCTAATCCTTCGATTCCTAAATCTGCTGCTAGGTTTGTTAATTGGGTGATTGCTTTATCTCGTACAATAGCTACTTTTGAGTTTATACTTTCATTAAGTCTATCAAGGGCGGTAGTCTGTGTTGCTGCTGTTATGATTGCCGTTGTCGCTACTTTTTGCAGAGCGAGTCTCCTCTGTAACTTTTTCCTATCCTGTCTCTCCTGCTCTCTTTGGTTTTCTAGTTCTTGTGGTGTCATTATACAGTATAGTTAGAGTTAGAGAGCATTGCTTTTAAATTTATTGAATTTAATCTTGTCGTTAAAGTATCAGCAACACCTTTTAATGATGCTACAGGTCCTCCACTGTTTGCAGCGAGTTTACAGGCATTAAGCAATGTTTTAAGTATGTCTACTATTTCTTCTAGTTGAGCTACAGCAGTATTACCTAAAACTAACTGTTCGTTTGCGTTTTTAGATCCTAGGTATATTTTTCCAGTTTGCATTATAACTTCTGATGCGTCTAGATTTACACTTAATAAAGAGCTTAGACTAATACTTTTTACAGAGCTTAGTAGTAGGTGATCTTCTGTTGTGTTGAACACTAACCTACCTGAATTTACAAGTATTTGTTTTCCTGTGTATTGATTTGGGTTAGTTGGGGGATCTGTCTTGTAACTAAAGTAGGTGGTGCTTGATGCTACTAAGGGTATATTCTGAGTTGATGTTAAATAAATTGAAGATGGGTCTAAATTAATATCTTCGACAGTTGGTAAGTAGCCAACAGATCCCCTATCTCCTTGCCCGTTTCTAATTAGTATAATAGGGTCTCCACTATTACTTCCAGTCGACCAAGGTGTTATAGGTTTATCGTTCAAGAGTATCGTAGAACCAAACCTAATAGAGTTACCTAATCTTCCTTCAAGTACAAAATCACCTTCAAATTTACGTAAGGGTTTAATGTTTGATTTCTCTTTGAAAGTTTTACCTAGAACGATATCGCTACTACCATCTTCTACTCTACGTACAGCTCCTGCTTCAGTCTGTGTGTAATCTCTTTGTTGTGACTCGGGAACTTCTGTATTTCTAAAAATGTTAGGAATTCCGTTGTGGTGATTACTATTCCAAACGTTGATCGGAGTAATATAATAATAAACCTTCTTGTAGTTATTGTTTTGAATATCTGGTGAAGGTAGGGAGAATATATAGACTAATTCTTCAAGTAGTGGGAAGTTAGAGATGTTTGAAAAATAGGGTTTAGCAAATCCTTTTGATTTGTAATTACCCTTGACAACTTCAAAATAGATTGATCCAAGTCCGTTATACTCTCCCACATTGGTAAAGTACTTACTTGTATCATCTAATACAACATCCTTAACTACTGCAACTTGAAACTCCATTACTTATCTTCTTTGATATTGTTAATCTCTTTCATTAACTGTTCTCTCTCCTCATCAGAGATTCCGAATGAGTCTGTAGCAGAGTCTTGATTCTGGAAGATACGTTGGATGATAGTTGCAACTTTTACAAGCTGATCATCATTCTTAACCCCGATCTCTAAATATTCCTTAATCAAAGGAACGATCAAAGTAGCATCGCCGGTATCTTCAATTAGAGGACGTAATTCAGAAATAAGAGTTGAAATCTGCTTCTCTTTCTTCTTCTGATTGTCGTAAATCTCTTCTAGAAGGTCTGCGAATTTCTTGTTCTTAAATATTAATTTATCTAAACTCATGAGTAGTCTATTTTTTATAAATAGAAAGTAGTAAGGTTTAGAAGTTTGCGTATCCGTTCTCTAAGTAGAATGCGTAATGCTTTTTATAGAGATCTCCTAATTCACTAGCTACTTTTGTGATTCTCGGTGTTTTAATATCTACTATCTCCCTGATGTATATGTATAGTGCTTTCTTGTTGAAGATCGTAATAAATTCTCTTTTTCTAAAAAGCTCTAAGATAGCATCTGCAATTTGAGCATCTTCATCTTTAGGGAATAGTTCGTAGATGTTATCTGTACAGTACTTAACGTATATATCTAAAAACTCTGATATTTCATCTACGGGGTGGTAAGTTTGTATGTCTGGACGAGGTGCAGTAGGATCTACTATATCACCGTATACCACCTCACCGTCTTCTTGTTCTGTATTTAAAGTATCAAGGGACAGTAGTTCCATCCTCTTTTTGTAATTCTTCTGGTTTGATGCAATCAAATACCTCTTAGCGACGGTTCCGAAATAAGAATAAGCTTTAGCTCCATTTTCTGGATTAAAGCGGTCGAGTTTGGTTAGTAAGAAGGTGATTACTTCGTGTTGAAGATCTTCTAAGTTGGTTTCTTCGGTATAGTAGAACTTAAAAGTATGAATTAAGTTTTGAGTTAATTTAAAGAGAGCGTAATGTATCTCTTCCCTATATAGTTTATTCCTTTCTGCATAATCATCCGTGTTAACGTATTTAATTATAGCAAGCTCAGTATCGTGAGTGAAATAATTTTTATTCTTCTTCTCCTCCATTGGTTAGTTTAAAGTTATTTAATCGTTCTTGAATAACCTTAATTTGTTCGAAAAACCAACCAATCTCATCATCGCTTTCAAATGTACCTTTGTTGTCTATTTTTTTCAACCGTTCACTACTGTGTTCAATAATCTTAGATAGTTGATCCATGTAGATGAGGTAAGATGCTAAGATGTCTTCTTGCTTCTCATTCTTCTTGAGCAAGTTGTAGGTTGTGTAACTTAATACACCCGCTACTAAAATGAGGAGGCTTATTATAATTTCCATTAGTCAGTAAAGAAATTTGACATCGCACTTTTCAACCCATCACTTTGAATGTTTGATAGAGCTTTGTTTTTAGCTTGCTGTTGATGCGTTGTTGGATTTTTCTGGGTAGTCTCTTTTGAGATACTGAATTGTTTTGATTTTGGCTGCTCTACTGGGTTGATCGTTAATTCAACAACAGAAGACATAAAGTCTGCCTGATGTAAAATATAAGCAATTACAGAACGTGGCTTGCTCTCTGGCATTCTGGAGATAAGATACGCCTTGTTTGCCTCATCATAGAGACCGTCGTGAGTCCTGATAGCGATCATCTCGTTAAGGGTATACCTGATACCAGCTTCCTGAAGTAAGAATAATGAACGGTCTGGAATAGTCATAAAACCAACCTCAGTATTATAAGAATAAATTTCCCCTAAGTTCTTCTTTCTCCATTCATCCTTTCCAGGTAGGTATAAATCTTGAGTAGAATCTCCCACCTTACCTAAGTCGTGATTAATTGCAGAAAATACTAACTCTTCAATAGTGAAGGTAGTCATATCGCAACCAAACTTTTCCCAAAGCTTTGCAAAATGCAAGGAGGCTTTAATAACACGGTTAACATGCTCAATATAACCTCCGGGAAAACAGTTATGGTATTTAGTAGTATGAGCTGCCGGCATGAGGATAAATCTATCCACCCGGTCCTCGTAAAATTTACGAAGATCTTCTTTTCTTGGGGAAGAAATATACTTATCAATATACCCTAAAAACTCTTCCCAATTGGATTGGACTTGTTCTGCTGTCAAATTCATATTATAAAGATAATTACCTATTGCCGGAAAAGCCACCTACTTCATTAGAAGTTCTAGGCTCCATTTCAACATACTGTTTAA